CCCTGTGGTGCTATGGCGTCTAACCTATGCGTCATCGTACAATTGGAAAAATAGGAACGGTTACAATGCCGTCCTACACAACTATTGCTAATCCCACGACCCAAACTGGGCCTTCTGGGACGCAACAGGTGTTACCAATGTTGTACACAACCGGAACTCCGGCCTCTATCAGCTTTGAAGCTGGTGAGATGTCTACTATGGATGACTATGACGGTGATACTCGCGGCTTTAAGCCGTGTACTCACACGACGAGAAAGGTTAAAGGTATGGAGCCTCGGCTCTATCACCTTAAAACCTATTCATGGGTTAGGAAGGATTATGGTAAGGACCTCGTTGTCCCAGTTAGTAGGTGGACGACGTTCGGTAACGAACCGATTGTATCGGCCGTATCGAAAGTCAACAACCTACTGTCTGCGGGCGGATCCTCCTTCAATGCGTCTACTTACGTAGGCGCTATACCTGGAGAGCCGACTAACGATCGTCTGGGAGAAATCCCAGCTCGGTTATATTCGGCTATTAGTGATGCTTCGAACGCTATTTCTAGCTTCGAGGCACGAGAGTTACCTACCTTGTTCCGCCAGTTAGCCAGACGCAAATCTCTCTTCAAGAACCTGGACTCCCTGAGAGCCTTATATTCCAACCCGCGTATATCGCGGCGTTTATTGAATATTAAGGCCATTAAGGGCAGTTTGGGTGCGGCGAGAGAAGAAATGCTAATGGTTCAGTTCGGCTTGCTGCCGACCGTTGCGGATGCTCAGAGGATTGCCAAAGAGCTCAAGGAAGGCCGAAAGCAGTATCGAAAATCGGTGACACGTGCATTGAGGGACCTCTGGTCTCTCCCTATGCAAACGGCATCGTACAATGATCCTACATTCGGGTTACAGACAAACAACACGTCTAAAACGCTTGAACGCGTTTGGGGCGGCTGTGCTACTGTCGTCAAAAATTATGACGACTTCGGTTCTTATGCGAACCTGGCGCGCGGCATCGATGACTTCGCCGGATTGAATCCGGCAGCTACTCTTTGGGCGGTAGCGCCCTGGAGTTTTGTCATTGACTGGTTTACTAGTCTAGATAATGTGATCGATAACTTATTTGTCAACAATAGTCCGAACCTTGAGGTTCTCTATTGGCGATCGACTAAGCGACAGATCGAACAACGCATAACATCGCAGTATGTCACGTCTCGCACCGGTATTAAAACCGGGTACTACGGACAATCTGCCCCAACGGATGATTGCTTTGCAGCATCAACCGCTACCTGGGAATGTAACAGAGAGTTCTCTTATTATGAGAGAGCTCAAGCTGCGCCACCGAGCGCGCTGGATTCGGTCAAGTTGTTTGGCAGGGTTACGCCTAAAACGGCGTTCTTAACTGCTCTTCTTGCCCTCGGTATTAGAAAGTGACTAATAAACAAAACACTACGGCCGCGCGACCGTTTCGCGCACTATACAATAAACTCCATGAATGATACTGTAAACGTCAAAGATCTCGCCCTGTCCACTGTCGGTGCAACTCAGTTGCCTGGCTCTGCTAGGGCGTTTGCTCGCATTGCGTCGTCGATTCAGAACCAATTCTTGCGACTTTCATCGCATCTTGGCTCCCTGTCTCCGACGATCATGAGGATTGCTCACCAGCCACGTAAAAATGGCATTGGGGTGCAGCGTTCTCTGTTTGCGATCGATCAGACACTCACTCGCGTTGATGCACAATCGAATCCGATTTCTAAAAATCGGGTTACCGTAGCTTTTCAAGTTACGGTTGACGAAGGTGTTACGCTTGCTGAGTATCGTACCGCGTGCGCGACCCTTTTGGGGGCGCTCACCGAGACTGACGGTGCTTTAATCACTTCTCTCTACTACGCGGAACAGTAATGTTCCGTCGCGTACTGAAGTCTTATTCAAGCATCTGATAGGATTCGGGCCGAGGGCGTTAATCACCTCTCGGCCTGCTACATGGAGTAGTGCAGGCTAGTAATCAATAATTAATGATTATGACAACATATATATTATGGAAATCCCTGTGCTCCGATCTCGGATATAACGTAACTAGGAAACCTAGTTTGTTCGAGCTGGAGACCGCCAAAAAGCGGCTCTTACGCTACGCCGAGTCAGGGAGTGATGAGTGTGTCTGTGAGATATCTGACTGGACAATGTCATGGTGTCGACAAGCTGTCGATATCACAAACGATATTGTCTTTTCGGAGATGTATCAGATATGTTCCTTCCTCCTAAAAGTCAAAGAGGAACCGACAAAAGATCAAGAGAATGCGTTTATCGCTTCTCTGAAAAAGAACAACTATGAGAACAAAGCCTATATCCCGGACAAGAGCGATAACGTTCTTCGTCTTGCGCGTCTGGTGTTGCGAAAAGCGACCTCCAGGCATCTGGATCTGTCTGCCGAGAGTGTCCTTAAGGATGCTCGGCACGGTCCTGGTGCGGTTATGGAAAAAGCTAAAATGGACGAAAAGTCCTATTATAGCCTCCGTAGCTTCGCCCAATATAGAGGATGGCTTCCAGCTGACTGGATGTTCTCAAACTACACCACCTTCGAGTTCGCGGCCCAAATGGCGCAGAATTCTAGAAGAGTGGTTGCCGATAATCATATCGATTCTTGGCAAGATCCGATAGCGGATTTGTACGTCCAACATACTGGAAAGTATGTTGAAGCGGAATGCCTATGCGTCCCGAAAACCTGGAAAGGTTGTAGGGGCGTATTCATTTCGCCTGCGTCAGCTGTGTTTTTGCAGCTGGGCATCGACGGCGCAATTAAACGTTGCGTGAAAGATAGCTGGCTCTCGCTCTGTTGGGATCCGAATTCGCAAACGAAGAATCAAGAAGCGGCTTATGAAGGGTCTTACGACCTTTCTTGGGCTACTCTTGATCTGAAGGATGCCTCGGATCGCATTACATTGCGACTAGTCAACTATCTGTTCTCTAGAGCAGACTATGTTGCTCTGGCCAGTACACGACCGTCCCGAATCACGCTCCCAGATGGGGAGATGATGAAGCCTTACTTCTTGTCGCCTATGGGCGACGGTAAGACGTTTTCGGTACTGAGTCTTGTATGTATAGTGATATCTGTCGCATCTGTTCTTGATGCGATGGGCTATATGGGCTCTAAGGACGTCCCTATGGACGAATTAGAGCGTGTCGCTCGTACTGTACGCGTATTCGGCGATGATATTGCCGTACGCACCAAGTACAGTCGAGCTGTTGTCGGTGGTCTTGCGAAAGCAGGACTTCTGGTCAATCCAGATAAGTCGTTCATGTACGGACATTTCAGGGAATCGTGCGGTGTTGACGCCTATAAAGGCAGAGACATAACGCCGATTCGCCTGAGAACAAACATCGACACTTGTAGCGCTGACGATCTACCGTCTCTCATCGAGATGTACAATCGAATTCAGTATAGCAAGCCGTCGTGGGTCCGTACCTTGTCTTGTCTACGTGTGCTCATTCACGCGCTCGATCCGTACGTTGGCTATGGATGTAACTTCAAGTTACACCCTGAGCTTTTGTACGAACCGGACGTTAGGATGGTGCACTACCGCAATACTATAAGCGGTAGGGCAACTCGCTTCTCTGAAGCGGGGTACATGCAAGTAAGAAGCACGATCAGTCAAATGCCCTTACCCTGGGGCACTGATTCTGATAGCGATTGGTATCGCTATAATTATGCGCTCTTCCCGATAGGGAACAAAGACGAACAGTCCGAAGAGGTAGTAGTACCCGATTGGATCAAACCTAAAAAGTTTGACAGCGATCAGCTAAAGCCGCAAGGCCTAAGTAATCGCGAGTTCCGTCTCCTAGATAG